TCCATGACCCTGCTGTCTTTGGCGATGAGCAATTCCTTGTCGTCAATCCGCGCCTTGAATTTCGGCATGTTTTCGCGATACCAGCCTTCAGTCAGCATCACTTCGGCTATCCGGTCCGGACCGTATTTCTGCCGGGCGACTTCGGCCAGATATTGGCCGTTTCCTCTGGCGTCGAGCGCCCCGCCGCTGAATCGCGGGAGCCGGTCGCAAATGAAGTAAAATATTTGCTTCTGCGCCTCGAACGGCATATTGCGCAGTTCGAGGATAAAAGGCGTCGCCAGAAGAAGATTGGGCATTTCCTGCGCCGGCCAAAATACGGAAAGATCTCCCAGCCTTCCGAAGTCCCCCCCGACATAGCTCGGCAGTGCGGGCGCAAGCCGGCTCAAAAGCGGGGCGAGATTTTCTTCACACCAGTCCTGTATTTCCAGCACGCGCTGCGCCTCACTCCAATCGACAAAATCCTGCGCCGGCGGGGCCCACCTGATAACGGGGATTTCGGCCCTCATGCACGCTTCGATTTGCGCCCGCGTCAGATAAAGGCCGCTGCCCTTGCTCGGGATGCAAAAGAGTTCCTCGTCGGCGTTGTCGCCGTAAAAATCTATGAGTTGCTGGCGCCACTCCTCTTCCTTTTTCTGGCTCCATTCTTCGCCTTTTACGAGGCAGATCCGCCTGTAAAGTCCCTCGGCCAGGGCCTCGTCGAGCGTCTCCCTGTGCAGCGAGTATTTTTTCTTACCGGCCCTTATGTCCTGGATATACTGGTTGAATTCGTTGTCTTCGCCGTTGTGCGTGGATATCACTTCGACCTGGCCGCCCCACATGACGAGCGCGATCGCGGCCTTCAAAAGCTCGTCCAGGTCGTCGCAAAAGGCCGCTTCGTCGAGGACTACGCGGCCCTGCTTGCTCCGCAGGTTCCGGGGCGCGCTGGTCAGTGCGCTCACGTGCCGCCTCGAGGCAAATCTCACCCGGTAGATGTGAATTTCTTTGTCATCTTCCAGGATCGTTTCTTCTTCGATATCGGAAACGGCCATCTCGAACCGTTTCGCCCATATGGCGACGTCGCCTATGTATGTCTCGGTCATGGATTTATCGTAGGAGATGTAAAACGTATTCATCTTGTCTTCGGCCGCAAGCAGGCAACTCTCCGAAGCGTCCCCATAGGATGCCCCTATGCGCCGTGATTTTTCCCAGAACTTTATGGCCGCCCGGTCTTCGTTCCACCGGTTCTGATAAGGCAAAAGAAGGGCCGGCGCCACAGGTGCAGGACTGAGTGCTGAGTGCTGAGGACTGAGGATGGAAGATTGAGAACTCATGAACCCTCTCCCATAAGCAATTTGCGCCGCAGTTCTTCCGCCATCTCGCTTGAAAGTCCTTTCCGTTTCTCCTTATCCGTCTTCTGCCTTCCGTCCTCCGATCTCCGTCTGAGAACTTCGATCAGTTCCATCGCATCCTTTACGGCCTTTACCTGGGCCGGCCTGGCCACGCCCCGGGCAGTCTGCATAAGCCATAATTGATGCCTCACGAAATTCTGCAGCGCCTCGATTGCCTCTTCCTCGGTCATAAGCCCGACATCGGTCAGCACAACGGCTTCTTCTGGGGCCCCTATTGACGCAGCCGTGGAAGGCTGCGCTACCGCTTCTGATTTGGTGGCGCCGTCTTCTATGGCGGCACTGTCTGCCCGCTCTGTCATCCTTGCCAGATACGCCTGCGCCCGCTCGATCTCCGCGACTTTTATTTTCTCCGGATGATCGAGCATGGCGTTTATCATTCTTGAAAACGCCTCCCAAAGAGCCTCGCGCGCATCTTCAGGGCTTGTAATTCCGCGCATTGCGGCTTCCAATTTTTGATCTTCTTCGCGGCCTTCGCGGCTTTCCTTGCCCCGTCCACGATCGGTGATATCGCCAGTTTTAAGTTGCTCTATCACCGCCAGCGCCTCGCGGATCTCCCGGAATGTGCCCGCGTTGACTTTCTCCGGATCTCCGAGCACCCGCCCGATCCGGACGTCGACCAACTCTTCGAGGGCTGCGATCCGCTCCTCATCACCACTTATCACCCGCGCCGGAACTTCATTCTCCGTCTTTGGCGCTTCGTCCTCAGTCCTCAGTCCTCGGTCCTCAGTCCTCCGTCTTACGGCTATCATCGTCTTCACCAGGCCGCAAAACGCATAACAGGCCTGGTTGTCCACCACGCCGGCCGCCAGCGCCTCGAAATAATCTTCATAACGTTGCTTCTGCTTCCCCAGGGCTGCCACCAGGCCATTCTCCGCAATGGATGCCGCCTGCCGTTGCATCTCGGCTTCCAGGCTAGCCGCCCGGTTTTTCCAATCATATTTTTGCGCCCAGGCCATGAGCGTCTGCCGGCTGACCGGCAGCCCGAGATCGGCGCGCTTGAGCCTGCGCTCCGTCTCGGAAAAATTCTGCCCGCATTCGATCCAGGTCCGGTATGCAAGCTCTCTTGCCTGTGTCTTTTCACTCATAAAAAAACTCCACCACAAAGGCACAGAGGGGACCGAGAAAAGCATTCGTGGGGAGAATGCAGGGCTAAAAGCTCTTGGATTTTATGCATAGCAATTCTCTTCTCTGTGCCCTCTGTGTCTCCGTGGTGAATCAGCACTCAATCCCGCAATCCTTCACGCGCCCATCCATTGCATCGATCCCATACGCGGTGATCCTTACGAGCGTTATCCCGAACCCTTCTTTCCTGTCGAGTGTCAGGCAACTCTTTTCGGCCAGGTAATTCAGATAAAAATCCAGCGTATGCGAATCCATCGGATACCCAAGGGTCGCCATAGTCGCCCGCAGAAGCTCCGAATCCACGGACCGGGGATAGGCCTTTGCGGCGATTGTCAAAATGTGCCGTCTCATCATGTTATGCCGGACGTTCGCGAGCTCATCGACGGCCATTATTCATCTCCTTCGGCAGCTATTGGCTTTTGTGAATGGACCATTTTTAATGTCTTCTCAAGGCTTCCAATGCGAGCGGCTTCTTCCTTTGCTGTCCGTACTTCATCGCGCAACCACTTCAATTCCTGGCCCACAACCTGCACGGCGAGCAAAATCTCCCGGTGATCGTTATTGTCCCTTTGGATGTAGGTCTGTATCGCGGCGCTCATGCCCGTCATGCTCAGCGCCTGCTGGGCCATCGCTTCTGCGATTTTCTCCTGAGTCGCAATGAACGCCACGCCGAACCTTATGGACAATTTATAGATAACGACCACGATGAGCGCGCAGATGACCACGGTGCATCCGAGGTCCACCAGGCTCTTGATTAACGTCAGATCGTTCATGGGCAAAAATCTTTCTCACCACGAAGATTGTTGGCGTAAAAACAAAAAATCTATCACCACGAAGAGCACGAAGAGCACGAAGGAAAAAATTCATAGGGAGAGGCAATGCCTAAAAAGTTTTGGTTTTTATCCATAACGAGTCTTTTCTTCGTGTCCTTCGTGCCCTTCGTGGTGAATTCTTCTCTTATTCCGTGATCGCCGCATTCGGCTGAGCAGGCGGCGGAATCGGAAGCGGCGCGGTCCACGGCGGCGTGGTGAAGGCTTCCGATGTCCCGGCTTTATTGACCGCGACGATAACGGCCTTATATTCCGTCCCCGGAACCGCAATAAAATCGACCAGGGCCGAACCGTCTGCCTCGGGGATTATTTGCCCATTCGGGATCGGAAGTCCCTGCACCTGGTAATACTCAACGTTTTCAAGAGGTTCGATTTTAAGCTGTGCCATTTCACTTTCCTCCCGTTATTGATGCCTTTGGTTCGCCGCCGTGGAAGGCGGCGCTACCTCACTCTTCATGACTTATTGATGCTGAAGGTTGCAAAGGCGCTCCTCCCGCTCCCGCATTGAGGGTCCGGTTTAGCTGCTGGACCTGCCCTGCAATCTTCGACGGGTCCCCATCGATTAGGTCCTGCATCTCCTGCTCGATCTTAGGGCCAACAACATCAAATGTTTTTCTAATAGGCTCGGGCAAATCGGCTTGTACGCCCTGCCAGCCGGCGATGAAAAACTGAGAGAGGAACTCAAGTACATAATTCGGCCGCAATTGCGTTGATTTGCCAATTGCCTCGGAGAGATAAAAGAGCAAATAACCCACTGGGCAGATGACGTAGATCCAGATCGGGATTTCGACTGTCATTTCGCCTGCTCCTTGTTCTTGTGCGCCCAGAAAGCATCATCCCCCCAGGACGCGACGAATTTGTAGTATTCAAACGCTGCGGATCTGCATGCCACGCGCTGAACGTGCTCTATGATTCCGTTGAGGACACAATGCTCATCGACTGCGAGGAGTAAATTATAAAGGAAGCACCGGTCTGCGATCCTCTTATGCTTCTCCGTTTCCCCGAAATGGTAGCAGGCATCATGGCCACAGCAGGCGGGGTAGAAATCGACGCCCAGGATCGAATCGGGGACGAGTTTGCGCTTCATGCTCTCCGGCCCGCAGCCGTTCGATATGTTCTTGAGCTGCTCGGAGCTGAGTTCAGCCACAATCCGGGGTAGCATCATGCCGCCGGGAGTGTTTACGATCTCGGCAAATACATCGCTCATTGCGTTTTTCTTTCCCTTTCCCACTCCCGAAACCGTTCGCAGAGGTCGCGACACTCCGATATCCCCGCGATTACTCGATAATTCACGCAGTTATAGCAGGGACAATCGAATGGGATGGGAGGTAGCGCCGCCTTCCACGGCGGCGAACCAAGCGGTCGGCAACCTTCCCCTCCCTGCTTCTCGCTTCCCGCTTCCATCTCCATCACCAATCCCATCTGCGCTGAAAGTAGAGCATCTTCTTCCCTGTCTGCGGCAGGACTGTATCCTGTTCCCCGAATCCATTCACTCCGGTCCAGCCGGGCCAGCCGGCCGGGACCTCATCGCTCCCGGCGAGTTGATCCAGCTCCGCCGCTACTTCGAGGAGCCAGCGGGGGTAGCCGGCTGCGTAGGGACCGCAGGCGCGACTCCTGGGTTCGTGGCTGCTTGAGCTGCCGCTAAGACGCTTCCCACTTTCGAAGAGGCGTCCGTTACTGCTTTATCCACAATCGCAGCCTGTGCCGCGACGCTCGTGTCCGACGCCTTTGCGGCCAGCAGGTTATCAAGGTTACCGACTTCCTTGCTTGCCAACGCTATTGCGGGACCGGCTGAGGGGTCGGCTATCGTTGCAACCGCCAGGCCCACCGGGGCGATAAGGCCCGCAACATAGGTATGATAGAATTGGCTCATGGTGGCCCAATTGGTTCCAGAGGATGAAGGCTGAGCTGCCGTGGAGGGTGCGTTCGTCGAGCGCTGAGTGGTGGCGCAGAAACTGCCGCCACATGCGAACGTGGCGATCAATACAATTGCGATTGCGAACCTGGCGCCGCCAACGGGCATGAATTTGCGGTATGCTCTGCGTTGTCCAAACAGGATGAAAATGAGAGCGGCCACAAACAATAATCCAAGGGCTATCATTGGCGCGATGGTCAACAGAACGAAGATGAGGACCAAAGCGATCAACATAAAACCGACTGCAATTCCGATAAGCGTTTTCATTTATTTCTCCTCACTGCTCATTGTTCACTGTTCACTGCCCTTAAGCCCCCAAAACAAAAAAAGCCCGGCCCCACGCTTTCGCGTGGTGACCGGGCATCGTGTGCCTCTGGGGCGACTGGAAGAGTTTTGAGTTTCCAGTTTCGAGTTTTTAGTAATTATTCAAAACCAAAAACTCCCAACCAAAAACTGCCCTTCCCGTCCGGCGGCTTTATTTCTCCGCTTCGGCCCTCAAGGGGGCTCTAAATTGTCACGTTAAAAAATATCAGGCGCCTCGGCATTGTCAAGAACAATTTCAGATTTTAATTCGTTATTGCTCAATAAAAAAATAAGCTGCTTGCATCCGCACCTATGGCAGATGATTTCGAGGACGCCGACGAAATCAGCCCTCCCGAGAAGGCGGCTGCATCGCCTGCAACGCACTTTCTCCAGTTGCGTTCGTACGCTTCCCCCTCCTAAAAGCATTTAGACCTTCCTCGCCGGTATATGATTAGTAAGTAAGTTTTCCCGGTTTTTCCGGCTGCCCACGCCTCCAAGGGCGAGGCCGGGCGCATCTTTTGGCTTAAGCCGATCCATGCCTGCCCATAAAAGGCCCATTATCCCGCTTCCAACCGCTACGCCTGCCATGAAAGCTACCGCCATTCCGAGCATCGCCTTCCCTCTTTTATCCTACCTCCGCCCTCTTACCTCCGACCTCCGTTACGATGCCCTCCTCAGCACGCTCACTTTTCCCGGCTTATCGACAACCAGGTGCAGGGCCCCGCCGCCTTTGAGTATCTTCGCGGCCAGCTCGAAATCCTCCGGGCTCTCAAGGTAGCGCGCGAAAGTGATATGAGTGTATTCGCGGATCCGCAAACCAATGAACCGCTCGGCCATGTGATCGAGGTATCCGTCCCCTTTGACCTGGTGATGCGGCGTAATCCCCGCATTCACCATCTCCCGCCTGTTGTCTATTTTCCGCTGTAAAATGTCCGTAATCATTTCATGCTCCTTTCAAAAGATGCTCACCACAGAGGCACAGAGGGCATGGAGGGAAAAAATCTCTAATTGATCCTTTTCCACTGCCCATTATCCTGTACTTCGTATTTACGGCCGTCCGACATTTCGACAATTTCTCCAGGCTCGTGCAATGTCACGATTGGCTCGCCGGATTTTTGTGTTTCAAGCTCAACCGCCGGGCCAACCATGTGCTCGCTCACCTGATCGAAAAGTGCCCGTAATTGGTCAACAGCCACAGCATACTTTCCGGTTACTTCCTCAAATTTTTTCAATGCTTCCGGCCTTAAGAATGGAGATTGTTGCAACTGAGCCATGACTTTTCCTTTCTTCGCGGCTTCGCGTCTTCGCGTGAAATGCTTGAAGTCGCCGCCGTGGCAGGCGGCGCTACCGTCTCGGCCTATGTTCTTCGATAAACCTCATGATCTTCGGATCGTCAAACTGCTTGTCCCACCAATCCTTCCCGCACAGTTTCTCCATGCGATGCTCAAACATCTTCTTGAGGCCTTCTATAACGAGCCACGCCTCGCGCGAGGTCCTCACTCTGTCGATCCTGAGCCGCTTTTCCATCCAGCGCTTGAGGCCGTCGCGGTATTCCCAATCGATCAGCGCGGCCAGGGCGTCGATTTTCGCAAGCTCCTGGAAGCTGGCCAGGCGCACGAGCTTTCCATCCTCGCGCCCCGTTTCCCGCTGCGGGCGGCGGCGCCGCACCCAACCTGAATAGCTGCTCCCGGTCCTCCGCGTTCTTTTCTTCGTCTCGAACCCCAAAATCTCGAAGCGCTCGATTAGCCTTGTCGCTTCCATTCTTGTGAGCTGCGTGCAGCTCGATACCTTGAACTGCTCCAGGAGCATGGCCCGGTATGTATCATCATCCATGCCCAGTTCCTTTTGGGCGATCTTGATGATCTGGATCTGTCCCCGGCTGATCGGGTCCGGGAATTTGTTTGTTGATGTTTGTGTGCTGCGATTCATTCGAGACCCCTTTTCCACCACGAAGAATGCGAAGGTTTTTAGAATAAAAATCCTGATTTTTATGACTTTTCTTCCTGATCTTCGTGCCCTTCGTGGTGAATGCTTTGTCCCAATCCCTTTTCGATATATACGGCTTCGGCTTCGCGCCTCTCCTGCAAGCTCTTCGTATCCGGCCACAGCCGCTTCATTGCCCGCAGCTCGGCCGGGATCGCCGCCCACTTGCCGCCGGCGACGTCCTTGCGTATATTCATCATCTCTATCCGGCTCGGGCCGTATACCGATGAGCCCCTATTGAACACAACCGACAGCAAGGCCTCCTGGACGCATTGTGGCGCCTCTTCGACCCCAGGGAAGGCTACCTGTGCCATCTTGAAATAACGAGGCACCGTGTAGCGCCTGAACTGCGCCAGGGCGATTTCCCACGGAATGGAAACCTCCTGCATTTGGGGCAAAAACCGCTTCGCAGCATCTCCCTTCACCCCTACCATCGTCGCCAGCTTCGCAAGCGCTTCCACGGAGAGAAATTCCTGCCATTCCTGCATCAAGTCTGCCGTTGGATGCTGGCCCACGTCCCAGCCGATGCCGATAGTGATTCCGGACGTTGTATCTTTGCCGCCCGGCACGGTCGGATGGACGCAAAATTTGCTGTAATATTTCTCGCCGCCGCCCACTTCCCAATCGAGTAGAAGCTGCAATCCCTCAGATGTCAGTTGCATCGATTTTTCCTTTCATTTTGTTCACGCGAAGACGCGAAGCCGCGAAAATTCGAAAGCATCTCACGCGGAGACGCGGAGCCGCGAAGAGTTATCGAACACTCCAGGCAATCCCTTTTTCCTGGGCCAGCATCGCAAGGTACGCGCATGCATCATATTGGTAATCAAAACACACGCTGCGGCCGCCTGTTGTGCATGGATACCACCGGCCCGCAATCTCGATCTCTACGCCCCACAGGATGCGCCTGCTAATTAAATCCACCCATCGCGCCGGCCGCATTCTGACTCCCTGCTTGCCTGCCTTCGGCTTTCTCTTTTTTTTGAGCATCGCCTATCGCTCCTTAAAAACTTAAAAATGTCTCACCACGAAGAGCACAGAGAGCACGAAGATATCTTTTCGAGAAAAAGCTCCCGGATCTGTCTGCCTTAAATGCTTAGTCATTCTTCGTGTCCTTTATGTCCTTCGTGGTGAAGGCCCTACTGCAGCCCCTCCAGCACCCGGCTCAATTCACTCGAAAGCTGCTTGATCTTCGCCACCTGGTCCCGGCGCACAAAAATATCGCCGAACTCCTCCTGGATCCGCTTGATCTCGGCCGCATATTTGGCCGGGTCTCCTTTTACCTGCTGAAGGAGCCCGGTCACGACCGCCACCCATGCCGGAGGACCGTCCTCGCCGGGTCCCGGAACATCGGCGATATCGCGGTGCATCTTTGCCTCGCCTTCAAACCCAAGACTGAGTTGCACCATTGCGTCGGCATAAGCGGCTTTGCGGCCCCGCGCGGCTTTGACCAGGCCCGTCATTGCGCGCCGGTGAAACGCCCTGTAATTACCTTCGACGTCTTCCTTGCTCGCCGGCAGCCAGTATCCGCCGCCGTTTCCGGCCATGCAGCAGATTGATATGCCGTGCGTTATAATGAGGCTGTTTATGGTCTCCCGCACCTGCCGTTTGCAGGATTCGATCCGCGTGCGCTCTTCATTCCAGTTCGGCGTTTCCGATTCCCAGATCGTCGGATAGATGATCTGCGCCAGGGCATTGGACGATAGCCTTCCCGCGTGCCCGAGGGGTTTTCCACTTTCGTCGTATCCAGCCTGTACCAGCGCAGCCAGTATCAGCCGTTCGTTGTCATCGAGCCTGTTTCCATCCAGCGCCGCCCGGGCGCTTTTAAGAGATCCGATTTCCATTGTCCGCTCCTTTGAAAAGCTTTTTCACCACGAAGGCCACGAAGCTCACGAAGAAAAAGATATCTTCATTTTTTACTCTTCCTCTTCTTCGTGTCCTTCGTGGTGGACCAATGCCACTCCCAGGATTTCGCCCATCAAATTTCCAACGGCTCGCGCCGCAGCCTTTTCCTTCCATTGCCCGCAACCCAACATTTGATTCCCAGAAGTCGGGCTGCTTTTTACTTCACATCCTCTCGGTGGCCGGAATGATTCACACGTAAAACAACCTCTTCGGGTTGGTTTATGCGCAGCCGTGGAAGGCTGCGCTACCGTATCCTCTTCGCGGCTTCGCGGCTTCGCGTGAACCTGCTCTCTCTCTGCCTGCGCTGCGATTCCGCGCGCCTTCGTCCACACTACCTTTCTCAGATAGTTGTGGTTCTCCAGCTCCCTTTTGCCCTTCTCGCACATTTCCAACATCACTTCGGCCCACAGCTCCGGAGGCGCCGGCCGGGTTTCCCCGCCCTCCCAATGGACAGAACCGGCAGCAACCAGGTCTTTTAGCTCCTGGAGTATCCGCAGCGCCCGCTTCCACGACAATCCCCGCGTGCCGATCCTGAATAGCCCCAGATAGTTCGCCGCATGATGCTGAACATGATGAGGCAGCCCGGACATCACGGCGCTGAACTGCCGCACTGCCGCATCGTTTTCCCATCCTTCCAGGCTGTATGTTCCCCCGCATCCGGGGCAGACAAGCTTCATAAATTCTCACCGGTAGCGCCGCCTTGAACCCTCACTTCGTTCGGATTCGCGCTAACACTTGCGGCCGACGTTAAACGATTCAAGTTCGCGTCCGATCCTTTTTGAGGGCGCACGGCGGCGGAAGATCCTTGCGTCCTCGGCCAAAATCCGGGAGTTGTCCAGTCCTGGTCGGCCATCTCCGCCCCCGGAGGCAAATCATAAAAATGCCTTTCCTTTTTCACGCGGCTACACATACCGAGCCTCAATTGCCCCTGGGCCTCGAGTAGTTCGCGCTCATATTGCCATTCTGATCTGAAAAGGCCGCAGGCCGGGAATAAACGCTCTACATAAAAACGATTGAACGGCCGCTCCTGATGAATGCAAAGCCCTTCATATTCCGCATCATCTTCCTCATAAGAGATGCACTCCGCACAGACCTTTCCGTGCGGTCCTCTTCCAGCTCGACGCCGCATCAGATGTGGGCTAATTATTCGTTCCATCTATGAATAATCCTCGAAAAAATCAGGTCCCCATTCATCCTCAAAATCTTCGGCCAAATCACAAGAGACCTCATCCTTGCAATCTGGACACAACCCTGCCGGATTAAAGTCGAAGGCATTCACGCCGGCCCAGAATCGCCCGCAATACCAACAGAAACCATTGTCAGTGCAGTGCTCCGGACAATAATGGCTGATTCTCTCTTCTTCGCCAGGGCCACATGGCTCAGTGCATTCGACGCTGCCATCCCGCGTGCATCCTTCTTGATTACAAAGTTGATGCACTTTCCCCATATTGCTCCCCGATCTCTTTCCCTGTTCTCTGCGCCTCTGCGGCGATCGAAGTCCCAATCAACGCCACATGATGATCGATCCATATGCGCCTGGTTTTATCGAGCTTGAGCCCGGCCGCCCTGGCGGTCACAAAGACATTTACGCCGAACCCTTCCGGGCAATATGTGACAACATCGCAGCCCAAAAATCCCATTGCGGCTTTCACGGCGCGCCTCAAGTCTGCCCTCACTATTTGCTGCCAATACAAAACATTGCGGCATTGCCGGTCCGACCAGCCGGAGTGCCTGATCTTCATCAACTCCGCGTGATATTTGAGGTTGAACATGGCGGAAACCAGGTACATGGGTTGCGTGGTATCGATCACGTCGACAATGCTGCCAGCGCCCGGCGGACAGTTCGGCCTGCCATAGTTCGGGCATCCGCGCTTATGACCGGGATACGACAGCCTGCACCATTTGCCGACTTGGGCGCTGGTCACCAGCCGCTTCACTTCGTAAGTACCGAATAGGCCATTCACTTTGCTCATCGCTATTCACCCCCGACAATATGCTTCCCGTATAAATCATCGAACATTGCCGGAATGGCTTGGTAGAATCCGGTAAGCATACTTTTGGCCAGGTCCCGCATCTGTGGATGAGCGGCGCTGGAGCATCGAAGAGAGAAGAAGTGCCGCCACTCCCGGATATTCGCCGTCATGACAAGTTCGGTCTTCAAGGCATTCGGGAGTACTTCTCTCGCCTGCTGAGGTTGCCAGCTTTCCTTCAAAAGATATTTGTAATAGATTTCAGATAAGTGGAGACTATAGAGAAAAGATTCCTCGGCCGTTAGATGGACTGGCCCTTCAAGAAAACTGATCGATTGGTTTAAGGGCACAGGATAATTGTCCATCCATACCGGGAGGATAAAGACCAGATCATCCCCGCCATAATTGCAATAGCGGGTTGATTCTTGACTATAAGATACGAGCCTGTGCCTGACGATCTCGTGCGTCACGCCACGGTTGGTGATTATTCTGACTGTTATGTTATGATGTCCGATAACGGAATGATGGCCGCTTTTGAGCATATTTAAACAGAATCGCGTGGCCGAATCGTCAGTTATTTTGTCCTCGCTTTTGTAGCAGGTGCGGCCGGCGCGTTCGATCTTCTTAAGTATCTCCGCGCCATCCACCATTTCTTCGAACTCCCAATATTGCCGGATCAATTTCATATTTTGACCTCCATTCGCTGTTCTCTCCATTTTTTCCATGTTATAAACTTCGCGCAAGCAGCCCAGTTCGGATCATGCGCCTTCTTGCCGCGCAGCTCGCATTCCGGCTCGGGGCAAATACCGGCATCCCCGATAAGGAATTTGCACATTTTGCATGTCTCGCCCTCGACCGGACACCGCCCGAGTCTGAGCATCGGGTTTTCTTTTATTATGGCCCTTGATCTTTTCACTATTTCGACATCGATTCGCATTTCCTATGTGGCCTCTGTGTCTCTGTGGTGGATTTTTAACGCTATTCCCTCCCCGCATAAGGGACCGAATGACCGGCATGCATGGTCCAGTTAGCCAGATATTTGGCCGCAATGCCCTTGTCCCGGAGGATGACGATATTTTCGGCGTTGGAATGTTCGGCGGCCTGGGTGAAGTTGAAAGAACCGGTCAGCACCGTCTGGCCGTCGAAGATCATGATCTTGTTGTGGGCGATGGCGTGCATGCTGTCGATCAGCGGCGTGATCCCGTGATTTCTGAAATAATCCGCTGCGCTATACCTGTTCGTCATATTGGACCTATCCAGGATGATGTGGACCTGGACTCCCCTGGCGGATGCGGCCGCAAGCGCCCCGGCGATCGGCGCGCTCGTAAAACCGTACGCCTGGACGTGAATGCTGAATTTGGCATTGCCGATCTCGCGGACTATCACGCTTGTGATCCCGCCATTAGGGCTGAAGAATACTTCGATAGGCGCGCATAAGGGACACGCTCCGGGCGCAAGCGCCGGTTCATGCACTTCTGCGGCCGCAGCCGCGCCGGCCAACAACAAGACAGCAAAAAGGGCAATAAGATGCTTCCTCATATTTAAAACTCCTCAAAGCATGGACAAGCCTTGTCATAAGCCGCAATCAATCCAGCCGGCCTCAACCCTTTTTTATTACATCTGCAGCTTCCGGCCCCTTCATAGGGCATCCTGTTCGGCTGCCATAACTTGAACCAGGTGCATTCGACGCAGCGCTTATTCCGAGGCCTGATTGCCAATTTCCGTCTGATCCATGATTTAATCGCGCCCATCGTCTATCCTTGCGCCCTCTCGGCCTTCAATATGTGGTAAAGACATCGGCCGCATAATCCCCGGCCTTGGATCTTCATCCTTCGCCGGCATCCTTCGCATTTCGCGATTTTTTTCGGATAATGCCCCCCCCCCGCGCGCGAAGCGCGAGCACTGAGCCCTGAGGACTGAGTGCTGAGTGGTTCATTCTCTGTGCTCTCTGTGTCTCCGTGGTGAATAGAATTTCCGGCCACAACGTCCACCAGCCAGGGACCATCAACTTTCCTGAAATCCACCATCTCCGGGTTTTTGATTATAAAATCGCGAACGGCGGCTTCCTGGATGATCCACCAGTCGCCTCCCTGCTCTTGAGTCCTGTTTGTTCCGCGCCTTTCAGCCTTGAGAAGCCCGGATTTAATCAGGCGTTCAATGTAGTGCGAATCAATACCGAAGCGTTTGGCCAGGGAACCCGACGAATAGCCGTCCCTGGGCTTGCGGCCGACGATCCTGTAGACTTTAATTTTGATGGCGTTCAATCCCCGGCTGTATCCGGCAGTGCGGAGCCGTCTCTGTATTTGCTCCACCGTCAGCGCCGCATATTTCCTCAAAAGCGCCAGCTCGGCCTTCGCCCAAACCGGCTCCTTTTTTTTGATATGGCAAACGGGGACTACGCCTAATCTGAACGCCCTTTTGCTTATCTTCCAGCGGGGCAAGCCGAACTTTTCCGCCAATTCACGGACCGGGCGCCCTTTCTGCGGCGCAATCATCCCCACTTCGGTTTCATAGACGCGACGGATCTCCGCATCCATCTCCGGGGTAAAATCCGGATATTTTCGGCCTTTTTTCCGAACCACGGGCGCAAGGATTGCGGCCGTGGGAGGGGGAATGATCGCCGCCGTCTGGGTCCCGTCTCTTTTGTCGATAGAAGACGCCGGGATGATAGGCGCTACCTTTTCTAAAGGAGGGCACGGAAGGATTGCCCGGCCTTTTTTGTTATAAACAGGAAGCGATTGATCGATGACCACGCCGGCGGCGCCAGCGGGTTCATCCTTCCGGCGCTTTTGATCTCTCCTCGCCTTGACGTCCGGTTGATGCCACCAGCACTTTGAGCAAAGCCCCCGGCCCACGATCCCCCTATGCTCGTGGCATTCGAGGCATTCCCTGATGGGTTTTCCCCATTTATCCTTTGGCTCTTTCTCCCGCTTGTCTGGAACAGGAACAAGAATGGCTTCCGGCTCTTTTGTCGTGCTGGTAGCGCCGCCTTGAACCCTCACTTCGTTCGGATTCGCGCTAACACTGGCGGCCGATGTTAAACGTTTCAAGTTCGCGTCCGATCTCCTGTGAGGGCGCACGGCGGCGTCTGCGGGCGTAGGCAAAGGTTTCACTTCCGGCTCTTTTATCGCGCCCTTGGCGCCGGCGTCTCGGCCGCGTGCGCCTTCCAGCGCACGCGCGTCGACAATGCGGGGTGCGGGGAGTGCGACTCCCCGCGCTTTTAATCTTTTGTCCTTCCTCTGCGCCCTCTGAGCTCTCTGCGTCTCTGTGGTAAGCTTCTCCCCCCCGAAAAGCTCTTTCCACTCCCTGCACGCTTCGCATTCCCTCGGCCGAAACAGCGTGATCTCTCCCGGACGGCCGTGAGCATCTCCATGCGCCCATTGCGTTATGGTCGGCCTCGCCCGATTCTGCCGGCACTGAGCCTGCGTCACTCTGCCGATTGGACACCGGATTGTATTTTGTTCAAGCCACGCTTCGACATTAGCGCTCATGCTGTTTTCGCCGTCCCCTGCTGTCCGTTTTCCGTTCGCTTGCGATTCAAAACTGACCGTAATGCATTGCTGGCTTTCCCCTGATCTGCGGCAGCAATCACTGTGGATCGGCGCCTGGTCGCCTCTGCCAAAAATTCCGCCAGGTCCTCGGGCAGGACATCTTCGCGGCCCGCAGCCAGAGCGTTTGACATGGCGCGGACAAGGATCTCGTGGAGGTCGAGATAATTGCGTGCATCCTGGATACTCGAGGCGGCTTTAATCGCTGATTCGGAAAAAACTTTGCCGACTGTTGCACCGATATAAGCGGTGATTTCAGCCTGAGTGAGTCCGTGCATGGGAACGATTTCAGTCCGCAGCCGCACTTCGCTCAAGCCGATATTCTGAGTCGAATCGCTTTGCCCGATCAGGATAACGGTAAAAAGATGCGTTTCGCCCATCCAGTCGAGTTCTCTCAGATTTTTTAAGCTCCGGAGCGTGTTCCCGTGCAGCCTGTGCGCCTCTTCGAGCACCACAATGACCGGCCCTTTTTGCGAAGCCTGGCCCAGTATCTTTCGGAGCTGCCGTACGCGGATTTCACGGTCCTGCCGGATCTTTTCAGCCGGCGCGAGCTCGATGAGCAGCGCTTCCTGGATGTCGCTTGCGGTTATCCGTGACTTGTCCGGGCTCAGTATCCTCACGATTTTTGCCGTTTTCATCTCCCGGAGGACCGCGTTCACGGCCCGCGTTTTTCCTATGCCGCGATCTCCGACAATCGAGATCTGCGCCCTCGCCGCGCACGCCATCAAAACCAGTTTTTTCACCCTGGCCATATCGGCCGTCTCGATGACATAATTCGAAAAGGGGTCCCGCTCAAAACCGAACAACGAAAGAATTTCCAATTTGTTGCTCATCTAAAAACCTCCTTTTAAAAGATTTGTTTCACGCGAAGACGCGAAGCCGCGAAAGAAGACATCAATGCTCCCCGGCCAAATAAAAGAAATAGGCCTGCTTACAGACTCGATGCGCCCATGCCTTGACTTCCCGCATGAACAATCTTGAAAATTGAAGCTCAATAGTCTCTTTATTTAACTGGAAAATCTCAAAATCTGGCTCGGGCATTGGCTCAACCTCACAACGCATGCCGCCAATCTCGATGATATATGAGTCCATGATTTCATCCTTTATGCGCTTCGCCGGCTGCCCGGCCGCGTGCGGAATGCACGCGCGCCGGTCCTGCGGGGTGTGGGGAGCTCAGCTCCCCGCGCTTATGCTCTTTTGCTCTTCCTCTGTGACCTTTGTGCCTCTGTGGTGAAACACCCTTCATCCCTTAGTTGTTTGCGCTTTCTGCCTGTACCTCCAGCGCCAATTCCCTTACAAATGCTCTGTTCAGCCCGTTCTCTACAATGAGTTCCCGCACGGATGCCCGGTCCTCTGCCGTCAGCCGCACCGGGCATATGTTCAAGAACTCCCTCATCGCCGCTTCTATCGACCCATACGAATCTACGCCCAGGGGATTGCTGATCTCTCTTCGCTCCCGAATCCGTGTCGGCAGCCGCGTAACCTTTTTGTTTCCCGCTTCCCGCTCCTCGCTTCCCACTCCTCCATACAGTGTGTTCCTCATCACCAGGTCCTCCGCCGCCTTGACCGCTTTCTGATGAGGCGTATCTTTCTCGCGCCGGTAATCATCCAGCTTGGCCGGCGCGAATTTCCTCGTTTCGTATTTTTCGCCCGTAGCGATATCCTCCACGACGAGCCGGTCTTCGAATATTCCTTCGTAGACGCGCACTTTGGCGTCATGCAGCCCTTTTACTTCGTAGATCGTGCCGTCCAAGGAAATGCATCCATCCATGCTCACGGTGCGAATGTGACGCCTGGCTGCAGTGGCAATGGCGTTTTCCGGCATCGCGACGGCGCCGCCGCGAAGGGTATTTATCCGACGCCAGGCATCGAGCCGCGTTATTCCCGGCTCGTAGCGGTGCGGCAGCATGTTGTAATAAGTATTCTGATAGATGCGGAAGCGTCGCTGCAGCTCCGACATGGTTATTTCGAATTTCCGCCAGTCCGCCTCTGCGAAGAATACCCGTTCGAATCGTCCCCAAAGGGTCCGCCAGGGCCGCTCGATTTTGCCGTGGGCTTCCTTTTCGTAGGGAGTGGACCCGTCGAGCTCGACGCCCAGCCGGTCCAGCCATTCGCGGGACGCATCGCCCTTCATGAGCGGCCCCTGGTCGGCTTTGATCCTGTCCGGGATCCCGAAAAACGGTTTGTCATCATTGAAACTCCAACCCCAGCTTAGAAACTGGAGATTGTCGGCAAGCGATTCGCCGGCGGCGGCAACATAGCGGGCAAGGTGATACCCGGAATAATCATCGGTCAGTCCATAGACCCAGGGCCGGAGCCTGATAGGCACCGGCTTGTTTTTGTATCCGAGCGCCGATCCGCCGTGCATGCGCAGAATGTATTCGTCGCCTTCCTGCCTGTGGATGTAGAAAAAGGCCGATGTGCTCGCGTCGACGTGATGGAGCTGGTTGGGATATTCGGCCTGGAAGCGCTGCACGCGCCGGCTTTTCTTTGACAGCCCGTCTTCGCGCATGATCCGGTTCCACGTGCCGATGGATACGTCCGCCATTTCTTCCGGGATGATCCCGTTTGCAATCGCGAGCTCGACAGCCTGGTCGGTTGCGATTTCGCCGGCGTCTTTGGGGGGGCGCTTCTTGATTTGGGCGACCAGCGCCGCAGCGTCTTCGATTCCGCATATCTTTCTCTCGCCGCACCGCTTACGCCCGATATCCAGCGTCCTGTAGAGTGATTGATACGAACATCCGACCGTCTGCGCCCATCGGGCGATAATGCCGGACCTGGCCCCGTTTTGAGCGGCCAGCCATTCCGATCTAATCTGAGCTTTTATCGAATCCGCCAAAGCCATGCCGGTTATCCCCGAATGCTCCCCCGTGAATAGGCCGCGCCCGCAAAAGTCTTTCTGATTGCCGCAACTCTTTCGTTAATGCCTCGCGCTCCAGGCGGCCGCACTGCTCTTGGATTTGCGGCTGCAGTCTTCTTTGATGAATTGAAATCGCCCGCGTTTGGATTAATTTGATCGCGCCACCAAACCTTCACACTCTTCTCTTGCTTCTTGGTGCATCCGGAAAATAAAGGCTTAAAATTTTTCAGATTTTTCGTGGCTTCTCGCTCTCCGCTCCCCGCTTCCCCGTCACCCCGGCGCAGGCCGGGGTCCGGGCTTTCCTCATCGCACTTCGGGCATGGCTCCCAATAAACAATCCGTCCGCACTCGCATTGTAATTTCCCGCCCATCAATTGCTCCTATCCGTGATTATCCGCGTGATCCGTGGTCCGCTTTTGCTCTTCGCTTTTGATTTTTGCCTTGAATCTCTCTGTGCTCTCTGTGCCTCTGTGGTGAATGCTTCTATTCCCCGAAATTGCTCTCAAACCTTTCGTTCCAGCTTTTGCGCAGATCGCTCAATGCATTCCGGCAAACGTCCTGCCATTTCTCGACCTCGGCCTGGAGCACTATTTCCCCCTCTAGCCGGTCATCCAAAATGAATTTGCTGCACAGGCGCACGAACTCGAGGGCCGCTTCCTTGATTTTTTTGATCTGCTCGACGGACCAGGTGATATCCTTGCCCTCCGGATCGAAAACCTTGAGTCTCGCGAGTTCCTTCACCAGGGCATCACGTTCCACGGTCAGGGAGTTGGTTTCCTCTGACGCCGCGTTCTCGGCCCGCTTCTTCAGCCGCGCGACTTCCTTTTCATGATCCGAACGCTCTTTTTCGCGGCCTTCCTTCATCATGTCGATCGCCGCTTCGATATCTTCTTTGTTCTCGGGAATGATTTCGATTTTCTGGTCGCCTATAACCACGGCATTTTCGGAAATTTCGGCAAGATTTGCCGAAACGGATCGGCCCAAGAACCTGATTTTACTTAATGGCATGCCTAAAATTTCGGCTTGTTTTGCCGAAATCTGCGTGAAAAGAGGACTTAATTCACCAAGAATGAGGTCCACGGTTCTTACCGGCTCTCCGATGCTCCGGCAAAAATCCACCCAGGTCTGTCCACCTTCCCGGTATTCCTTGCTCTGCTTGACTTGGTAAATGGTGACATACTTGAGCAACTCGTTGGTTTTGATGTTGAATTCCGCCGCTTTTACTTTCCCGATGGCTTCGCTTGCGAACACCGCCGATTCCAACATTTCCGATGCCTGCTCTGCGGTCGCATGTTTTTTACCCAGGCTATAAGCCTCGTCGATTGCGGCCACTTCAGGCCGTTGATTTTGTTTCATTTCCTTGCCCTCCGGTTCAATATCGATAACTTCATCAGTCCCGTCATTCCGGCCTTCGTCGCTGCCGTCATTCCGGCGCAGGCCGGAATCCAGCAGCTCGTCCCCTCTCCGCATTGCCTCCCCGGCCGACATAAAACTTCGTCCGATCGTCCTGCTCGCACTGGTCCTGCTCTTGAAAGTCAGAAAATATTTCCCACCTCCGGCTTCAGCGACAAACGCCGATTGGCCCTCGCTTTCGCGGGTCCAACTATTTCTCGTATTGTGAAGCTTCCAATCCGCGTGAACACTGGCCTCGCGCCTCACCAGCTCGACTCCTAATCCCCGCCTCATCGCCTCGGCCCTTAGCTTTTTCTGCGCGGTCACCCTTCCATCCCATTCAATGCAGTAGAAAATCTCTTTATCGCTCAGCCTCTTCAAGGCGCCTGCCCAATTCAGATCAGAAACAGAGCAATAGCGGATCCACTTCACTGCTTCACTTTCATATTGGGTAACGCTGGGATTGCCTTTCATACGCGCTTCCCCCTTCTCCTGGCTGCCACATCTCTCCCGCCACAAATCGCGATCCATATGAAGCAGCCCGCAAAAAAGAGGAAACCAAGCCATAAAGAAATCATCCTGCTCTCTCCTAGATCCCGCCCAGAACGCTCAGGGCCTGCTCGATCGTCGCGCGTTTCATTTCAACGTGCGCCTTCATCTTCAGCCAGAATACGGACATGCGCGGCCCGATCCGGATGCCGTCGCCGGCCTGGACCAGGTAGCCGCCGTCGCAAAGCGTCGCAACGTGACTCATGACCGTGCCGTAGGGGAGTTTCAATGCGATGCCGATCTCTTTTTGCGATACCGGACCGGGATGGTCCGAAAGGTATTCAAGGATTTCAAACGTGGTCTTTACCGCCGCGATCCGCTTATAGCCTGCAGTCATCTTTTTAGCTCCCTCCCTTGTCCATTCTGCCCAGCAGCTCGTGCCCGCTGCCGGCCAAGATATTTCTCCGGACATCCCTTCAATCTGAGTTCGTGAATCACCTGGCTATTTTGACGCTCACCCTTGATCACCTTGCCAACCAGGGACCTGGACACGTTTAGGCTTCTGGCTATGTCGGCCTGCGTCAGGCCTTTCTCTAAAAGCCATTTTTTTATGCTTATTGACTTCATTCGATCCCCGCTTCCTGCGCGATCCTGCGGCTTTCCCGGTTTAATCTTTTGCGGTCTTTCTCTATTTGAGCCCATTTCAGGCAAGCGATCTCTTCCCCGGATATGATCTGGTGGCCGGGCGGTAAAATCGCCTCAATCGGAGCAATGGAATCGGTAATCATGCACAGAATCAGGATATATCGAGCTGGTATCTGGTGGGTTTTTGATCCCCGGGCGGCCCATTTATCCAGGATCGCTTCAGTTATGCAGTCGCTTCGGCCCTCATGGATGATACCGGCTTTTTTCGCCAGCCGGTTCATGTCCTCGGCGATCTGGGCCCGAGACAACGAACAGCCCTTTATGGCTTCCTGGATGGCAACTTTTAAGGCATCTACGGGATCGAGGGATAAGAGGTCGCGCATGGATAGCTGGCGCCCGGAATGTCCGATTTTTTTAGTTGCGCTGAGCGTCATTTCGTGTATCTTCCATTCTGTCTGTCAACGTGTAGACAATCTTACGCAAGTGCCCAACGAGATGTCAACAGAAAAAAAAGCGAACGCAGAATTTATTGAAAGATTTTTGCAATTGATCGGCGAAAAAGCCAATGGGAAGCCCACTATCTTCGCGAGGATGGCCGGGATCCCGCCCAGCACCTTGTTTGGATATGTGAATGGAAGGTTTCCAACTCACGAGCATCTGTTACGCATTCGTGATACATTTAATGTAAATATAAATTGGCTCGTAAGCGGCGAAGGCGATCCTTATGGCTCTCCTCCGGAGGGCGAGAGTGCGGAACCGGCCTATGGGTACAATCTTCCGGAAATGCCGGGAGGACTCGATGATGCCAGGGGTGTGGTCAATGAATTGCTGAGGATGGCTAAAAAGGTGCTTTTAAGCGGAAACCGCCAGGCGGCAGACGCCCTTGAAAGAAATATCCGCTATTTTAATCATGCCGTAGAAATAGAAGGAAGGTTAAGCGGCCTGGAGGAAAAGATGGGCTCTTTGGAAGAACGCTTGAAGAAAAAGGGCATATTGGG